GAAAAGTTTAGTACCTATATTAACAGCATCAATTGTCCCGAGGCTGCAGTACGTCGTTTGAATGCCAATGCATATCGCATTAAGACCAACCCAAAGTTCGAAAAGGAAATCACCATGAATGGAAAGACTGAAAAACGTTTGGACCCAAAACTCATAAAGAATTGTGAGGAATGTGAACAACTACGTATCCGCAAAGGATTGGAAGCTAAGTTGAAATTTTGTCCACATGTACAATTGTTTGATAAGTATGACTTGATGACTGATGAAGTCCTAGAGAACGATATGACGTACAAAGATTTGGTGAAACAACTGAAAGAATACGATGCAGAACTCGTCAATTCTGAAGATGAAAAGTTGTACATGTATGAAAAGTTGATTGAAGATCCTTACATTTTCGAGATGAATGAAGCCGATGTGTACGAAGACGCCCGAGAATCTTTGGAGATTGGTGCATTGGATTTAGCAAGTGCTACTGATTTAGTTGCGTATAATACTTTACGTGCTTATGTTACATACTTAACTACTCCCCATCCTCAAGGCTTAGGCATCACGGATTTAGATCAGATTCATGCTGACATAAGTGCCCATTCCGACTATTGGACAACTTTTCAACGCTTAAATACCTATGGAATCCGCAACAGAGAGCATCCAAATGCTTCTCTTCAGATTGCTCTGGATAATCAGGAAATTCAGTATAATTTCGATACACAGATTTACCATTCACGTCAGAATTTGTGGTATTCGTTCAATAATGTTTACAATTCTTTTAAGAAATATGTATCACGCTTGGGCGAACAAATTGCTTACATTTGGAACAATTCGGGTTTTGTTGAAACACTTGGCTTTATATACATTGGCGTTATAATTCTTGGGTGGTCAGCCTTAGCTTACAGTGGTTTTTCAGCGTGTAAATGTCCGGTTTGCAAAAAAAATGATACTTTGTGTGAGTGCATTCGTGTGACTGATGAAGGTTATTTGTATCAAGGACAAGTGTATTCATTTGACGAATACAGCTTGGAATCACATCAGAAACAACAGGTCAAGTTAGAGAGTGATATCAAACCACTCATCAAGCAACAACAGGCTATGAAAATTGAGAGTGATGTCAAGCCATTGATAAAACAACAACAACCAATGAAAATTGAGAGTGATGTTAAACCTTTGATCAAACAACAGGCGCCCATGAAAATAGAGAGTGACGTCCGTCCTTTGGTAAATAGACAGCAACCAATGCGTATTGAGAGTGAAGCCACTTTTGAAGTGTTGGAAGAAGTGGAGGAGTCACCACTACACATGGAGATGTACCAAGATCAGGGTTGTGAAATGCTTGAAAATAAAATTGTTAACAAGTCCTTGTATTTGTTGCATGATGATGTTAAACCATATGGAAATGTACTTTTTATCAAAGGAACTGTGTTTATGATCAATTATCATTTTATTGAAATCTTAAAGCAAACTAAGCCACGTAATCATGTTTTCTATCTTTCTAACAGATCATCAAAGTTAGTTGAGTTTACGTTTGGTTCTATGTTGGATAATCATGTTCGTTTGTACAAAAATGATGAACCTTTGGATGCTGCGCTTGTGTGGCTATGTCCGATTGCAGATAGAGTATCTCCTCACACAAATTTGACTCACCTTTTTGTGAAAACAGAAGATCTCGCCATGCTCAATGGACGGTACAACGCTCAATTGCCAACGTTCAATTCCAGACCTAATGATATTTGCATTTCCAAGCGTTCGTTGTATGATGTTCATATGTCTCACAACAAGGTGCGTGTGAATGATCAGGGAATTGTTATGGAAATCAATCACAGTTGGCAGTATGGAGGATCAACATCATCTGGTGATTGTGGTGCTCCCATCATTTTGAATCACAATTCAGCTTTGCGCAAATTGGTCGGAATACACATGGCATCAAATGCCCACATTGGTATGGCTCAGACAATTACACAAGAATCCTTGCTTCAAGGACTTTCACAAATCGATCCGCC